ATTCTATTTTTTGTGTTGATTCTGATGATAAAGTTTATATTTATAATTATGAAAAACAGAGTTTTGTACTTACCCCATTTGCAGTTGATATAATGAATTGGCATGAATTTTCTGAAGACAAACTTGATGAATACATTAAAAAATTTGCATAAAAAAAATAAATCTTTACAATTTCAAACTTATGTATTATAAATTAAGTATGAAATTGACGAGTGAGCAAATTGACCAAATAAAAAAAGCATGTGAGGATGTGGAATTTGGTAGCGTTACAATTAAAATGAATGCTACATCAAATTTTATAGATTTGGTTGTTGAAAAACAAATTAGAATGAAAAACAGTCCGACTAAACCGCCTTTGCATACAATAGACAAACATTACTAATGGTTGACTGAAAACAGAGACCGACAGGGAATAAAAAATCCTTGTCGGTTTTTTTATTTTAGGAGAAATAAAATGCTGAAAAAAGATATTAAACGATTTGACAACATCGACAATTCACAGTGGATGACCGTTCCATTTGAAAGAACGGCAGAAGGATTTTTGAAGGGAAGAGCAATTGTAACATCTATCGGTGTTTTCACTTACAAACGAAAAGACGGAACAATTCAGCGTGAGCTTAGACTCCCGGAAGAAGTTTTCAGTTTTGAAACTCTTAGCTCTATGAAACTCAAGCCGGTCACATTAAATCATCCAACTGAGCTTGTTACTTCCGATAACGCTGATAGATTGCAGGTTGGAAGTTTGGGCGATAATCCTTCAAGCACTAAACAGGAAACAACTTGGAATGGAAACCCTGTTCCTTGGAAGGATATTACCGACGGAATAAATTGCGCCATTGATATGGTAATAACTAGAAAAGACGCAATTGACGCAGTCTTGAACGGAAAAAATAATTTGTCGATGGGATACACCTGTGACCTCGAAATAGCAGAGCCAGGTGCAACTTGGTGTGGAGTTGAATATGATTTTATTCAGCGAAACATCCGCTATAATCATTGTGCTATCGTTGATAGTGCAAGAGCCGGAGACAATGCCAAAATAGAACTTCGAGCGGACAGTGATGATGCTGTCCTTGAAGATATGGTAATAAAAACAGATGGAGGTACCAAAATGTTGAGAAAAATCAACTTGGACGGCATCGAATGTCAGGCAGATGAGGAAGTTCTGCATGCTTTGAGTAAAGAAAAAGCAAGAGCTGACCAGGCCGAAAACGATGCTTGTGAATCAAAGAAAAAAGCTGAAACCGCTGACAAAAAAGTTGCTGACATGGAAAAGAAAGTAACTGAATTTGAAAAGCGTATTTCTGAACTTGAAGCTGAAAGAGACGCCGCTAATGAAAAGAAGGACGCCGCTGAAGCAGAACTTGAAAAAGCAAAGACAGATTCAGCTGACCCAAAACGTCTTGACGAGGCAGTTAAGGCAAAAATGGAACTTCTTCACAATGCAGAAAAAGCAAAGGTTGAAGTTAAAGAAGATATGTCCGATATGGACATTAAAAAGGCAATCATCGCATCTCAGTTCCCAAAAGCTAACTTTGATGGTAAAGATGATGTTTACATTCAGGCACGCTATGACAGTGCGGTAGAAATGATGGTTGAAAAGAATGACTCAACTACCCGTCAGTTTACTTCTGACCTTCCACCACAGGGTCATGCCGATGAAAATGATGCTCGTGAAAAAATGATTCAGCGTATGAAGAATCATGGTAAGGAGGAATAAAATGGATTTGTACGGAAATCTTGAAGATGAAGTTGCAATTTCAGGAATGCTTTATGGCGTGAACCCAAAAACAATTGTTTCAATCCCAGCAGGTGAGAAAATCAATTTTGGTAAAGCCGTTTTCTTGAATGGTGACAAAAATGCCGTAGTGGCAGCAAAATATCAGAATCACGCAACAATCGACCTTTCAGCTTATACAACTGCAAGCAAAGACATTGTACTTGAAGTAAACGGAGTTTCAATTACTGCGACAACTTCGGGAACAATTGCAACAGATGTAGCAGGGATTGTTGAAGATATTGCTGATGATGTTGAAGGCGTTACTGCAGTTGCAGGAACAGGAACAGACGCAGGAAAAATTTTCCTCAGCTCTGATGATGGTAAGGACCTCACAATTGAACTCACATATGACGGTTCAGATGTTACTTCTTCAAAGGTAACTCTTTCTGCAGATGGAGTTTATGCTGGTGTTGCAGTATTCCACCAGAATGTTTTCATGAACAGTCGTGGTCATTACGTTAAGGAAGAAGCAGTAAACGTAATGGAAAAAGGTTACTGTTGGGTTGAACTCGCAAGTGGGGTTACTCCTGCAGTTGAAGCTTCTGCATATGTTACAAGCGCCGGTCTGTTTACTACAGAATCAAGCGGTAACACATTGGTTGGTAAATTCAAGTCAGGTGCAAAGAATGGTTCAAATTCTGACACACTCGCACTTGTTTCACTCGAATAGAAAGGAGATTTGAAAATGGACCCAATTAGAACTAATAATCCAATGCGTCTTGATTCAAATGAATCGGCATTTTTTGACCGTGAACTTTTGTATGTAAAGACAAAAGCTTACGATGCTAAACTTGCAGAGTTGAAGGGACTTTCTTTGATTCCTATTTCAACTGAAGCAGGTGCAGGCGTAAACGAAATTGCTTACCAGCAGTATCGTGGAGTTGGTTTTGCAAAAATCATTGCTGACTATGCAAAAGATTTTCCTCGTGTTGATGTTTATGGTGAGGAGAAATCAGTCAAGGTAAAAGGAATCGGTGATTCATACGGATATTCTATTACAGAAATTCGCCAGTCACAGAGAGCAGGAAAGAACCTTGACCAGCGTCGTGCTTTGACAGCTCGCCGTGCTCATGATGAACAGATGAACAAGATGGCATTGAAGTCTGACCCAATCAATGGTACAAACGGACTTCTTGACTATCCAGGAATCACAGAAGTTACACTTCAGAGTGATGGTACCGGTTCATCAAAACAGTGGAAAAACAAAACAGCTGACCAGATTGTTCGAGACATCAACGATATGGTAAATGCCGTTATGGAACCAACCTTTGCTCGTGAAGTTCCTGATACACTTCTTTTACCAATTGGTCAGTACAATGATATTGCTACAAGAAGAATCGGTGAAGCTGGCGAAAAAACTTTGATGAAGTATATCCTTGAAAATTCTCCTTATATCAAGAGAATTGACTGGCTTTCTGAACTCAAAGGATTCGGTGCAGGAAGTACAGACCGTGCTTTGGTTGGTCGTTTCGATGAGGAACACATTACTCTTGAAATTCCACAGCCATTTGAGCAGTTTGAACCTCAGCAGGAAGGTATGGAATGGACAATTCCTTGCCATTCTGAATGTGCCGGTACAATCATTTATTACCCACTCGCATTTGCATATGCTGATGGTATTTAATGAAATGATTTATTGAAGCGGATTCCCGGTCTGAAATATGACCGGGAAATTATTTTTTTTAACTAAAATATAAAAGAAGGATGGTTTATTATGTTGATTAAGTTTAACCCTAAAGTAGAACATTTGAAGTGTGTAGTCCTCACACCAAAAGAAGGACTCAATCTTACAAGAACTATGGTTCATTTGCTTCCTGGTACAAATGAAGTAACAGATGATGAGTGGAAAGCAATGAGAGGCAATATCAATGTAGAACTTGAAAATGGTGAAATTGTTGCTCTTGCTCAGAAAGTCGGAGATGGTAGAGGAAAACCGGGCGGACGTAAGGCAAAAAATCTTGTTGATATGCCGGTAAATATTGCGGTAAAATATGTTTCTGAATGTAACAATCCTGAAACACTTGAAAAATGGTACAAAGAAGTAACAAAGGAAGAAGTTCGATTGGCAATTACAAAACGCATGAAGGCGCTTGAAGTTGAAGAACCAACCGATGAAATACCTGACGCACCAAATGCTTCGCCTGTTTCACTTGATGAACTCGATGAGTTTGATGAGGATGAAGAAACAGAAGAAGACGGTGACGATGAAGAAGATGAAGATTCTGATGATGAGGAAGAAGATTCAGAAGAAGTAGATTTTTCTTCAATGACTGTAAAACAGTTGAAAAAAGAATGTAAGGACCGTGGCATTGATTGCGATGGTTTCAAACAGAAGGAAGATTATATTTCTGCATTGACAGAAGAAAATAATCCTGCTGACGAGGAGTAGTGTATGATGACGGCTATTCAAATAATTCAGACTATTTGCCCAGATTTAGCAGATAGTCCATCCTTATCTCAATTTGTGCAAATGGCAAGTGAGAGTTTGAATAGCCGTTTTTTCGATAAACTATTCAATCAGGCAGTTGCTTATAAAGCTTGTCATTTGTTCACAATTACGACAGGCGACAAAACAGGAATTCATTCTATTGGTGGTGGCGGTAGTGTTACGTCATATCATGAGGGAGGAATTCAAATTGGATTTTCTGCAAGTCAAAATGATTCTGAACTTGCTACAACAAAATACGGTAAAATGCTTCTTGATTTAATGAAGAAGTGCCCAAGAATGAATGTAAATAAAAATTGTTTACCGGCTTTCCCGGTTATATTTTAATATCGAAAATTAGGAGGTTTGAAAATGTTATTTTTCCCAAATGCAACCATTTATATTTCAGACCTCGAAACCATAAAAAATAAAGAAGGAACCAAAATCAAGAAATATGACTTTGAGAATCCTCTTGAAAGTTTTAGGTGTGATGTTCAACCAAATATTTTAACTTCTGCACAGATTGAACTTTATGGTCTTAATGCGAAAAAAGCAAATACCAAAAAATGTTTTATTAATCTTGAAAATGGAAACTATATGGCAATCGGTAACAGAGCCAAAGTAGTTTATGATGATGGCACGATTGAAATTTATGATATCCAACCTGTGAACGTGTGGAGATTTCACAAGGAATTTCTTTTAATACCGGTGGAAAATGAGAAATGAGTAAAACATTAACTTTTGACCAATTTTCTGATTATCTCAAAAATATCGCTCCTCATGTTGAAGAAGAAACAACTAAAGCTATTGAGTTATGTTGCCAAAAGGTTAGGAGTGATATTCAAGAATCAATGGCAAAAACAGAAAGAAATATGGATAAATCATATTATACTCATAATAAAACAATTCCACATCATCCTTCGTTGCCTGGTAACCCTCCTGCTCGTGATACTGGTAATTTGAGTAATTCCATTAGATATGAGGTTTACGCCGAGCCTGGGTCACCGTACGGCGTTGTAGGTACAACTCAGAAGGACCCACCTTATGGTCAGTATTTGGAATATGGAACAAGTAAAGGCGGATGGGGAGGAAAAGGAATTGCACCACGTCCTTGGTTACGTCCTGCTATGGAAAAGAACAATGAATGGATTAGAAAATCAATTGCAAAGGCAGTGGCGAGAGGTTTAAAGGGAGGAAGTGAAAAATGATTAATGCAAAAGAACTTTATAATTCACTTTTAACTGATTCACGAATAACAGAACTGGTTGATGAAAATAATATTTTGAGTTCATGGCCGGATGAAGAAATGGAAACTTTCCCATGTATCATCTTTCTTGATGACAACCAAAGCGATGACGAATATAATGACAATAAGCCTAGTGCTAGTGGTTGTTCAGTTCAGATACATATATTTTCAAAGAAACTTGATGAATATATTACTACTTCTGAGATTGCAATCAAAATAGCTGAGGTTATGAATGAAGATTTATGGTCTTGTTTACAGAATGGTGAAGTTTCAGACCCTGACCCAAATTGTGAACATAGAGTCATGAGATTTAATAAGTCAATTTTTAATTGAGATAAATATTCTTAAAAATTGGAGGAATAAAAATGGAATCAAGACCACACATTGGTTTGAGCGGTTTGGTACTTGCTGAAGTGCTCTCAGATGATGAAAATGGAGTCGTTTACGATACACCTTTTTCAGTTCCTGGTGCAGTTGTAGCAACAATAAATCCAAACTCAAGTGTAGAAACAGACTACGCTGATGACGGCGCATTCTTTGCTCAGAACAACCGCGGTAATACAGAATTGTCTCTTGAGACAATTGATATTACTCCTGAGAACGAAGCAAGAATGTTGGGACAGAAAAGAGTAAACGGTGTTACAGTTGAAACTGACCTTGACCAGTCACCTTATTTTGCATTTGGTGCAAAAGTGTTAATGGCAGGTTCAGACGAAAATGGCGAACCAGTTTACACATACCTTTGGTATGCTAAAGGTAAATTCTCTGTTCCTGAAAGTGGCGGTGAGACAAAACGTGATTCAATCACTTTTGGTCACAAGAATCTTACAGCTCAGTTTGTTAAAACTCAGTTCAAACCTGAAGGACAGAAGAGCGGAACAATTGGTACAAAAATCAGAACAGATGACCCGGATGTTCCTGCAACTCTCATTGAGAACTGGTTCAATGCTCCGGTTGTTTCTGTTGCTCAGAATACAGGTGCATTCACAGTAACAGCCGCTGGTGGTTCAAACAACACTGTAGTTCTTACAGGAAGTAAGGAAGGCGGTGCAAATGTTTCATTCGGAAGAGCTTCTGCAAAACTCGGTGAGACAATTATTGTTACAGACGCAAGTGGTGAATTTGTTGAAGGTACAATTGCATTCGGTGGAACTGCAACTGCTCCTACAATTACATTTACTCCTGCTGAAGATGCAAATGCTCCGGCAGCTGTAACTGTAACAGCTGGATTGAAGGATAACTATGGAATTGGTGCTACACCAATGACAGATGCTGACCTTTAATTTTTTACTTTCTTCCTAGTCTGAAATATGACTAGGAAGAATTTCTATTTTAGGTAAGGATGGATGAAAATGGAAGAAACAAAAGAACTTAACAAAGTACAGTCGGAAAAAGTAACTTTGTTTATTCACGGAAAAGAACGTGAAATTAAATTTGGTTTCTCAGCTTGGGGACAGCTCGAAAAAGAATACAATGGTATTAAAAATCTTGATAAGATGCAGAAAGAGATAGAGGATAAACCTTTTGAAACTATTCCTCATCTTTTGTATCTTGGTCTAAGAGATAAATCGGCATATGTTGATGAAAAAGGTAATGAATATCCAGAAGTCACTGAAAAAAATATCCTTGATGATTATGGTATGAATGATATGCCTATGATTTCAGAGATTTTCTCAAAAGCACTTTATGGTTCATTGCCACAGGATAGTAATACAGAAAAAAAACCGGAAACGGAAGCATAAATGAATTTCCTTACTCATACCTTTTGACAGAATGTCTGTTATTAGGTTTGAGTGAGGAATACTTTTGGGAATCCGAACCGAAAAAAATAATTGCTTTAATTGACCAAAAGAATGAGATTGAAAAAATAAAAAGTAAAAACTTAGCAATTTATATTGCAAGTTATGTTTGGGGAAAAGACCCAGACGAAATGGAAAAGAAAGAAAGGGGACCAATTCCTGGAATAGATATTCCAGTTGATGAAAGTCTAGTAAATAAATTGATGCAGTGAGGATTGAAAAATGGCAGATGCGGATTTTAATGTAAAAGCGATAATAAGTGCCCAAACTTCTCAATTTGAAAAAGGCATGAAAAATGCACAATCGGCACTGCAGAAAACCTCAAAAAGTATTGAAGGTGTATCAAAATTATTAAAAGGTGCGTTTTCAATTGTTGGTATCGGAGCTGGTATAAGTGCAATAAAAAGTTTTGGTACAGAATGTGTAAGAGCTGCAGAAAGTGCAAACAAATCTCTTAATATCTTAAATAATACATTAAAAGTTACAGGAGCAACTGCTTGGACAACTTCAGAAGAAATGGTTAAGATGTCTGAAGATATTGCTCATAGTACCAACTACACGGTTGGTGAAATTCAAGATATGCAATCTGTACTCCTTGGATTCAAAAACATAACCGGAGAAACTTTCAGAGATGCAAGTGATGCTATAACCGATATGGCCACCGTTATGGGAATGGATTTGAAGAGCGCAGTACAAACAGTTGGTAAAGCTCTCGATGACCCAATTAAAGGTCTTGATTCATTAAAGCGACAGGGATTTGCTTTTACAGACCAGCAGAAAGAAGAAATGAAAGTGCTGGTTGAAAATGGTGAAATTCTTAAAGCTCAAAATATGATTCTTGAGGAATTGAATACAACCTATGGTGGTGCTGCAAAGGCTGCACAATCCGGATTTGATAAACAAAAAGATGCAATAATTGAATTCAAAGAAACTATTGGAAATCAATTAATGCCAATTATGGAGAGATGGGCTGAAAAAAGCGGTGAAACATTTGGTAAATTAACAGAACTTGTTCAGAGAATAGATTTGGCTACATTTGCGGCAGAATTTGAAACTGTATTGGATGTGGTTGCTCAAATAGTTAAGGGAATTGCAAAAAATGTTCAAACTTTAATGGAATCATTGGGTATGGATTTTATAAAAGGCGAGAACATTTTGGTTTCTTTTAGAAATAATTTTTATGATTCATTAAATGGTGTTTATCTCATAATTCAAGATTGTTTTGGATTGATTAATGCTTTAATAAAAGGTGATTGGGCGGTTATGTGGGACTATATGAAATTAATAGTTCTAAGGGTTGTTAAATCTATAGTTGAAGCATTAAGTAATTTTCAAGGGGAATTAAAACAAAAATTTGATTTATTATCTGGAGTTGTAAGCATTGGTTCAGCGGTGGGTATGATTCCAAAAACAATTGCGACAGCAGTTCAAGCAACCGGAAAATTATTTGACAGTGTTTCAAAAAATTCTGCGGAAATCTTAAAAACTATAGACAACGAAATAAAAGAAACTTCGAAGGATATTGAAGAAGCAACCGGACACGCTGCCGATATTTCCCTTCAGAATCTTGATAATATTGAACAAAGAAAGAAAAAATATGTTAAAGAATCTAAAAGAGATGATTTGGAATTAGTAACTAGTGCAACTATAACAACTAATAAAACAAATAAAGCTTGGGATGAATTTTTTAAAGATATTAAAGAAAAATCTGAAAACTGGAAAGAAACATTTGAAGCAATCTTCTCAAATATATCCGGAGCTTTTAGCGAAATGTTTACAATGCTTGGCGAGAATTTAGTTGGTGCTGGACATAGTTATGAGGATTTTGCAGCAGTTGCTTTGGAATCACTTTCTCAGGTTTTAAGTTCTCTCGGTGCTCAGTTGGCTGCCATTGCAGCAGTTAAGGCAATGAGTTATAGTTATGGTGAAGCTGTTGCAGCTATGGCTGCTTCCACTGCTGCTTTTACAGCGGCAGGTGTTGCAAGTGGGTTGGCAAAAAGTTTAACTAACACAAAAAATAAAGTTGATTCAATCATATATACTTTAAAGGATTTTAATTCAACTGCAGCTATAACAATTCAGAAAGTAAAAGAACTTAAAGAAAACTTGGATTCACTCACTACCGGTTCACAATATACAACATCTTCATATTTTACTGAATTTAATGCGGCTAAAAAAATTCAAGAAGGATATGTTGAATCCATTGCTGCTCTTGAGAAACAAATACAAGAAACTTGGGACGCAATGGATGGTTTCGAAAGAGAAACTTGGAAGAAAATTAATTATGGAAATGCGAAAATATATAAAGAATTAAAAAATCAATTGGAAGAGGCAAAAAAAGGATTAGCTGATATTGATAATTATCTCAGCACAATATTGTCTAATGTTTTGGATAATGTAAAAGCTCAAGGTGATGCAATTAATGATGAAATAAATTCATATAAAACTTTATATAGTTCTTATGATAAGGCTATGGAGTATTATAAAAAAATTCAAGATATTCAAAACGAGTACGGAAAAACATCTACTGATTTCGTTGAGACGTTAAAAAATATGACTCTTATGACAACTGCTTTATTCTCAGCTGCTTTTGAATATAGTGACTTTGTAAAACAATATAAAATTATTTTACAGGAGCAGAAAAATAATATATTATCAACCATTAATAGCGTAGTTCAGAGCCTTGCAAAATCCGGAGCAAATATTGGTGACGCAATTATCACTTCACTTGTTGAAGGCGGAACAAAGAAAGATTTCTTAACTTCAATGAAAGATTATATTCGTGAGAATCTTTTGAAGTTGGCTGTTTATACAGAATCCTTCCAAGATAGGCTTGCGGAAGTTGGAACAAAATTAACAGCGGCATTATTAGGCGGCGGTTCAGTAAAAGACATTAGAAAAGAATTGGAAGATTTATGGGATACAGCTTCAAAGCAGGCTGAACAAGCTGAAGCAATTATAGCTGAGGCTTTTGGAGATATTCAAGAAGTTGTGGAAGAAGCTGCTGACGGTGTAGATGAATCCTTAGAAAAGATTGAGGAAAAATTATCTTCTTTCACTGAAGCTATGAACAGATTTAAGGAAGAGGTTTCAGATTTAGGTGGAGATTTAGCTGGCAATTTAATTGATGGACTTAGTGCGGGATTAAACCAAGGTGAATTCTTGGATAATATGAAAAAGTGGATTCGTAAAATGCTTGTTCAGTCTGTAGTTTACACCGAAAGTATGAAAGCTGAAATTGAAGCAATTGGACAGGCTATTTCAAAAGGTATTTCTGAAGGATTTACAGAAACAAGTTTCCATGAAATAAGGCGAGATTTGTCTTGGGTATTCAATCAGGCAAATCAAACTATTGAGGGAATAGATAATATTTTGAATTCTGTATTTGGTGGCGGATATGCAACTGGAACAAATAATGCAGCAAGTGGTTTGCATTTAGTTGGTGAAGCAGGACCAGAGCTTGTAAAGTTTAGAGGTGGCGAACAAGTTATTAACGCTGCTGATACAAATAAAGCTCTTTCCGGAATGGGCAAAACTATAAATCAAAATATTACTTTTAACAACTTGCAGGACACAACTGCATTCGCAATGATGAATCAGTTGAAACAATATAATCGTCAGATGGCAATAAATGGAGTAATTTAAGGAGAAGTAAAAATGCAGAAATTAGTATGGCAGAATGCAAATGGTGATATTTTAGATTTGACAAAAGAGCCTTATGGAATCACAAATTGGGAAGGCTTTTCAAATACTTCACTTAATATACAAAGCCAGCAAGTACCTTTTCAGGATGGTGGTGTTTTTCTTGATGCTTTAATGAATTCAAGAGAATTAAGTGTTACACTTGCAATCTATGATGAAAACGACCTTGAGAAAAGGTATCAATACAGACGGGAACTTATTCATACATTAAACCCGAAGCTTGGCGAGGGTTATTTAATTTACACAAATAATTTTATCAGTAAACGGATAAAATGTGTTGCACAAATTCCATTATTTGAAACTCATAATAGTAATGATGCAGGAACACCGAAAGCGAGTTTGTCTTGGACTGCCTGCGAACCTTATTGGGAAGATTTGGAAGAAACAGTTTACAGTTTGAATTTAGGCTCTCAAAAAATAATAGAAAATAATGGCGATGTTCCTTGCGGGGTAAATGTCAAAATATATACTGATAATATTACTAATCCAAAATTAGCTAATTTGTCAGAGAATAAGAATATTGCACTAAATGGTAATTTTGAAAAAAACATTCATATTAATACAAATGTTGGTCAAAAAAGAGTAACAGAATATGATGAAGAATATAAAACTATAAATTTTGGAATTCCACTTAATGAAATGTGTTATTCTGAAAAACATAATTTGTATGTTGCAGTTGCAACTATCGGCTCAGCAGGCACTCAACCTTCAAGTGTAATTATTACTTCTAAAAATGGAGTAGAATGGAGTTATAATTTTGATTCAAAATTAGATAATGCAAAAAGCGTAAATTATTTTGAAAGCAAGGATTTATTCTTTATATGTGGCAGAATAAATGAAGAAAATGTTAACTATGGAGCTTTCTTAAAAAGTACAGACGGAGAAAATTGGGATTTAATAATAACACCAACAAACTATCAAATTAATGAAATTGCGTATTCTGAATCTCTTAATTTGTTTGTGGCAGTATGTAGCAATACTGCTTACATAACTTCTGATAGTGTAATATTAACAAGTTCAGACGGTATAAATTGGAGCGTTGCTCATACTTCTGTTGAAAGTAATTTAACAAGCATAGTTTATGCAGAAAACCTTCACAGATTTGTTGCGGTTGGAAATGGAATTATTCTTTATTCTAATGATGGTGTGAATTGGGTTTCTCAATCTATTAATTATAGATTATGTAATGTGGTGTACTCTGGTTCTTTATTTGTTTCAAACGGTAGAAATAGACCGGGCTCCTCAGAAAGTGCCGTTATGTATACAAGTTCAGATGGTATAAATTGGGATGAACAGGTAATGGACCATTATGGTGTATATATACTTTACCGACCTATAAAATATATAAAGACTTGGAATCTTTTTGTTGTATGCGCAGGAAACAAAATCTATACAAGTTCAGACGGTATAAATTGGAGTTCAAAACAATACACTTATATCGAATACAACGTTTCAACTTCAGAAAAAGGGCTTATAAATTGTTGCTATTCTGAAGTACATGGACAATTAATAATCTGGGGATATGCGGGCTTATTGTTATATACCACGAATCTACAAAATACAACATTACAAAACATAACAAAAGGTATTGAATTTTATAATTGTCATTTCAAATATTCCAAAACTTTAAAAAAAGTGTATGGTATATATAACACGTATTTAAGCCCAATACATTCTGTGCTCATAATGAGCGAAGATTGTATTGATTGGGAACTCAAATCAAGATATTTGGGGTTAAGTGCTGGCTCTTATAGTGATATTGTATATGCGGAAAATAAGGAATTGTTTGTAGCAGTAACAAATCAAAGGGTTGCAAAAAGTTCAGATGGCATAACTTGGGATGTAATAACTTTATCTTCTTCTACTCTTAAAAAATCAGTTTGTTATTCTGAAAGCCTTGAACTTTTTGTAATGTGTGGTGCAAATGGTATAATTCTTACTTCTTCAGATGCAACAAATTGGGAAGAACAAACAAGTGGAACTGAAGTTAATTTGAATTATGTTTATTATGACGAAGAAAAAGCAGAATTTTATATTGGTGGCAATAATGGTGTTATCCTTAAATCAAGTAATGGCATTAATTGGGATATAGTTCCAACTGACTTAACAATAGACATTGTGAAATTGGGGTATTACAAAACACAAGGTTTATATATTGTAGTTGGAAATGCATTAAATGAATCTTTTTATGTGATTGGCAAAATATATAGTGGTGTTACATTAGAAAGTTTACAACTGAATTTGGATTTAGCTTCTACCGTATCTGGAGAATATCAAAGCGAAGGAATAAACGATATGGTTATAAACGAAAATCGCCAAGAAGTAGTTATCGTTTCATATACTAAATTAATTGTAAGTAAAAATGGTTTATATTTTATGATAAGAGATAGCGTATCTGGTACAGAAAATTTATCAAATTTAAAGATAATATTTAATCCGAATTACGATAGATATGTTATTTTCTGTCAAGAGGGTTTAATCAATGTTTCAGTAAACATCGAAGAAAAAAATATAATTCAAACTCTTGATAATGAGAGTAATATTACTTTAGGTGTAAAAGTGGGAAAAAATGAATTCGTTTTGACCAGTTCTGCGGGTGAAGCAACGGCAACAATTTCTTTCCGCCAAAAATATATTGGAGTATAAAAATGAGTTATAAAGAAAAACCGCAATTAAAATTATATTCTTACTCAAACAATGAATTTATCCTGCAAGCAATAATTGATGATTATGCAGAAGTTAGTTTTGAGCATAACTTGTATCAAGCAGGCGTTTTCACAATATCCATAAATTATAACATTCCTAATTCGCAGTTATTTCAGCGTGGCTTATTTATTCAGTTTGGAAATGACCCTTATGATTTTGGTGAGATTTATACAATTCAAGACGCAATCGGCGAAGATGGAAAAGGCTCTCAAATTCGAACAATAACCGGATATGACGCAAGATATATTTTGAAACGCAGAGTCATTAAAAATATGAATTCTAACGGTTTGTGGGTAATGACTGCGAAGGGTGAATTGTGTCTGCGAAACCTTATCAAAGACCAATGCGGAAGTGGAGCGGAAAGCAAAAGACAGCTGCCTATAACAAACGTTATTCCGGGAAGTGCTGCTGCTATTGGAAAAGAATATTCAGTTTCAGAACAGTTTACAAACCTTTATGAAGTATGTAAGACAATCGCAACGCAGTCTGAAATTGGTTGGCGGATAAAGTTCGATGGCTCATTGACCCTTGAATGTTACGAAGGGGAAAACAAAAGTGACACAGTAAGATTTGACACTAATTACGAAAGTTTAGCAAATGGAAATTTCTCTGACAGTTCCGAAAGTTTCTCCAATGCGGTTTATGTCGGCGGAAAAGGACAAAACGACAGTAGAGATATTTATGAAGGAGAAAACGGAACACCAAGCGGTTTCGATAGATTTGAAGCTTGGGACAACCAAAGTTCTATGACCGTTGAAAGTGAATATGAAGCTGAAGCTGTTTCTATGCTTACCCAGTACGGACAAACTATTCAGATGGCCGGAAATGGACTTGCAAAATGTCCGTAT